CGAACTCTACCGAACAGATGTCATCCAACTCATCGACCTCGCCCGAGAAACCCTCAAAGCTAAAAAAGAACAAGAGGAAAAAGATATGGGGATCTGACCCCGCCTTCCTCAAAGCAATCCGTAAACTACCTTGCATACTCTGTGGGAGCCCTCCTCCCACCACTGCCTCTCACATAAAAACCCGCGGCTCAGGAGGCAAAGACGAACCCTTCAACGTCACACCCATGTGCTTTGACTGCCACCGCTACTTTGAAGATAATCGCAGAATCGTAATAATGAACAAATCCTACTTTCGCCAATATCTGAAAGAATTAGGTTGGGAAATCTGGTTCCAAAACAATAAGTTAATCATGCACCACCCAAAATATAACGACAAAGTAGAAATCCGCTAAAGTTGTTATAATCTAAAATCCGATATATCCTGAAACTAATGAAACCCAATTTCACACAAGGCGCAGTAATAAACGCCCTCCAAAAAGAAAACGACTATCTAAGAGCTCAAGCACAAGCCATGGCTCAAACCACCAAACTCATCGAAGCCGCCGTCACCGGCCTATGCGTAAATAACAACGATCCCAAAACCATCGCCGACAAGGCTATCCAAATTGCCGGCGCAGTAATAATGCATCTTGAACAACTTGGCCAACCTGACAAGGAGACTCAAAGTGGCGGGACGACCTAAGCTAGAGCTAGATGAAAACCTCATTCTCAGCCTCGCTCGCATACACTGCACCCATAAAGAAATGGCCTCAATACTCGGCTGCTCTACCGATACACTCAAAGATAATTATTCTCACTTAATAGAAAAGGGTCGAGATGAGGGGAAAATGAGCCTTAGAAGATCTCAGTTTAAAAAGGCTATTGATGATGGGAACGTCGCCATGCAAATCTGGCTTGGTAAACAATATCTAGACCAAAAGGACAAAATTGAAAATAACCAAATCGTTCAACAAGCACGCCCTGCGACACCAGAAGAAATCAGAACCATCATGGCCTCCGATTACTTCATGAACTCCTCTGACAAATACGAAGTGCAATGAAACCCCTCGAACAACTCAAGCACGACTTAAAAGAAGAAATAGCTAACCTAGGCTCACCTCTTCTAAGAGACGTGCTCGAGAACATCGACGCCCTTGAACAACAAGTAATCCATTTACAAGCTGAGCTTGAGGGAGTTGATGAACAGTTTAATGAAATTAACTCAACATTCGAAAGCCTTAAGCTACAGGCTCAGAAAATCTCAAACGAACGAGACGCCATAGCTGAACTACACAAACAAGTTATAAGGGAGATACTCAATGGAACTCATCAAACTAGGGAAAAGGAAAATAACAGCTCGGAAATACTCCCAAGTTGACGAAGGTAAACTAAAAGTATTGACCCCAAAAGGTTGGGTTCGCCCCTCTCATGGGGACTATCTTATGCCTATTGACAAAACCACGACCCTCATCATCAACGGTGACGCCATGGAATATCTTATGAAGAAAGATGAGAGGGATGAACCAAGCCAAGAGTCCGTTGAATTAGACGAGCACATTGATGCGTGACTCCAGAAATCGAAGCCTACGCTAGAATTATCCAGGGCCTACACGAAAAGTTCCAGCCACACCCTGCCCAAATAAAAATAGGCCAAGCCCTCATAAGAGATAACTTCAAAGACGTATTTGTTGAGGCAGGACGAAACCTAGGTAAAACAACACTCGTTTGTTACCTTCTATGGAGATGGGCTGCCCTTAACCCCGGAAGTGAGAACTACTACTTTGCTCCATACATGAAGCAAGCCCGTGAGATTGTGTGGGCATCTTATATGCTTCAAAACTTTGGTCCAAGAGAATGGGTCTTTGATGAGAACAACACTGAGATGCGTATCCCTTTTAGAAACGGCTCATTCATCAAGGCCGATGGCTCAGACAACGTAAATGCTTACCGGGGAGTTAAACCCAACGGACTTATCGTGTTTGATGAGTTTAAAGACTTTAGGCCAGAATTCTACGATGCCTTCGACCCCAACCGCGCAGCTTACAATGCTCCACTAATTATCATCGGCACCCCTCCTGATAGGCAATGCCAGTTCTCAGAGGTTAGAGACGCATACAAAAAGAACCCAACTAAAGCCTACTTCCACGCTCCCACCACAGATAATCCCTACATCAGTAAAGAATGGCTCGAATCAAAAAGACTAGAGCTTATTGAACGTGGTGAAGAAGACGTGTGGCAAAGAGAGTATCTAGCCCTGCAAGTAACCAGTGGCGCAACAAAGATATTCCCAATGATCGACAAGTCTTTAGTTAAACCTCATGGCGAACTCATGCATTCAATAATGAGAGATTTAAAACGGCTAGAATGGATTTGGTTTGCCGATCCTGCAGCGGCCTCAACATTTGCTGTACTCTTTGTAGCCTACAACCCATATACCAAGATGCTCTATTTGCTTGATGAGATCTACGAACAAAACCAAGCTCAAATGACTGTCGTGCAAATCGGTAAACGCATTTTAGAAAAAAGAGATGAGCTAAATTCAAGAGCCGAGTGGAGACAGGGCTACGATGAGGCAGCAACGTGGTTTCAAAACGAAATGCTTGATCACTTCAGTGAACATCTCGAACCAAGCCAAAAGTCAGCAAACGATAAAGAAAGCGGACTCACACTCATCAAAGACGCCATTTTAAAAAACAAAGTCGTTATTTCAGACCGCTGCGTTAAGACGTTTAGAGAGATGGATAATTATTACAAGGATAGAAACGGTAATATCCCCAAGAAAGATGACCACAACATTGATAACCTTCGATACATTCTTGCGGCCCTGTATTACTCGCTTCATTCCGAGAAAGAAGAAGAAATTGACGATTATCCACTTGGCGGCAGGTCTACAAGTCGTAAATTAACAGGTATACTTTAGAAAAAATGGAATTAGTCTACGCAGCTTGTATAGCATCGCTAATGATTAGCACTGCATGTATTGTATTGTGCTTCTACTCGTTGAGTGAAGTAAGCGCATTTAAAAAATCAACTCACAAAATCCAAATCATAAATCCTGCAACACAAGAATTTACAACATTGTCAGATGAACAAAAGAAGGAATTGCTTCGAGATCCGTTTGACAACATTTGAAATTAGGGGGCTCAATTAATGTCTAGCAACTTCGACGCCTTTGAATCTGACTCAGATACTTACGTCAACAAACCCAAAGAAGAAATTTGGGAACTAGGGGATATCTATTCGAAAGATAAATGGGATGAGGTAGCCAAATGGCTTGTCGGCCAAAAGAACTGGCTTCAAAGTGAAAACAGAGAACGCTTTAGATCCATTGAACACAACCTCTCGTTGTATAAAGGTATTCAATACCAATCTCAGTCGATAAAAGAATCCGCAAGAGACCAAGGTATCGATAGATCTCAAAGCATTACTAAAATCGTTTCAAATCACATTTACGATCTCGTTCAAAACAAAGTCAGTCGATTAATTAAGTATCGACCGGGAATTGTGGCCTTACCTACATCTAACGAGCTTGAAGATAGGGTTGGCGCTAAGATGAGCGAGAGTCTCATCCGTCACATTTGGTATCTCCAAGACTTCGAGGGCAAAGTTCAAAACGAGTTTGTGAAACTTGTTCACGTTATGGGTGAGGCCTACCTTGCTGTTTTGTGGGATCCAAACCAAGGCGAAATCCACGAGGACATGAGGGATTACCTTAAGGACCTTAATGAAAAAGGTGAGGTAATTCTTAAGTCTGACGATGGCACTCCAGAACTTGATGAAGAAGGTAAACCAATCAAACTAACCAAGGCTGTTAAATACGGTGATACGGTTTACGAGATTTGGTTTACGATGGATTGTTTGCTTGAGCGTAAAGATCAGTACGCAAAAGTAGATTACATGTATCACCGGGAACTTAAGAGCCGTGGTGAGATTAAAAGAAAATATCCTGAAGCCTTAGATCAAACCACAGCCGATGATGGCAATAATTATTACGACTACGAAAAGATGCAGGTTAAGAAGCTGCATGACAAGGTTGCGGTATGGACCTTCTATCACCGTAAGACTGAAAACCTACCTAAGGGCGCAGTAATTAAACTCATTGGAAATAAGGTGGTTGAATGTAAACCACTTCCCTACACAAGCGGACAATTGCCAGTTGAAAGACTCACTGACATTGATCTACCAGGCCAAGTTCATGGCGAATCCTTTATTACGATGATCAAAGGATTAACTGGAACGTACAATAATTTAACGAACATTATTTTAAGAAACCAAGTAATGGTTTCGCATCCTAAATGGGTGTTCCCAGCTGGTTCTATTAAGAAGGAATCACTTGGTAACGACATCACACTTGTCGAATATAAGGGTCCACAGCCTCCGGCGCTAGTGCAACAAAACCCAACACCGGCTGAGGTATTTACCTTTAGAGACAACCTTAAGACTGAGTTTCAACAAATATCGGGCATCTTTGGAGTTAGTCGAGGTGAGCCGCCTCCAGGAATTAAAGCAGGCGTTGCGCTTCAGTTCTTAGCCGAGCAAGAAAACGAACGATTTAACGAAATGGTTCTTAAGTACAACGAATGGATAAGACAGGTTGCTGTTAAAACTCTTGAGCGTTGTGCAGATAACTACGAGGCCGATGATAAACGAATGATCATGGTTCTTGGCACCCAGAATAAATGGATGACCACGTTCTTTGATGTGAAGTATTTAACTAGGAAATACGACGTTAGAGTTCAAAACGCCTCAGCCCTTCCACAAAGCAAAGCAGCTAGAACCCAATATCTTTTAGATTTAAATCAACAATTCCCTGAGCAAGTTCCTCCGGAAATGGTTTTAGACCTTTTAGATATATCTCAGCCTGAGAAGTTTATTGATTATTCAACCGCTACGGTAAGAGCGGCTGAAGCTGAGAACGAATCTATTATGCAAGGAGTGGGTAAGCTTAATGACCCACAAGACTACGAAGATCACATTATGATGTGGAAAGTTCACGTTAAACAAATGCGTGAGTGGTCATTTAAAAACCAAACTCCACAAGAGATTCAGCAAAGAATGAAAGATCATGTAGCGGCTCACGAGATGCTCATGATTGATCGGGCTCAAAAGAATCCCGCTTATTTAGAACAGTGTATGGCATTACCAGGCTGGCCGATATTCTTCCCAATTGAATCGGCTATGCCTGCTCCAAGCCCAGCTCCAATCGGTCCAGAAGCAGGCCCTCCCGCTGAAGGACCCATTGGGGCTGAGCCTGGTTTACCCGTGAACATACCTCCGGCTGAACTTGTAGATCAGTTGGAGGCAGAAAATATTACGCCCACAGGAGGCCCTATCGAACCATCAACAGCCATATAGTGAGGAGAAAATAAATAGTGGAAAGCGCCTTTGATTCAATAATGGAAACCCCGCAGGCACCTGCCGAACCCGTCGTTAAACAAGGTGGATCGGCCAGTCAGATGAGTGATGAAGAGATTAACGTTTTGGACGTAAATGAGAACGACCCAAAAGAAATCGTTAAAAAGGATCTTGCTGGCAAAGTTGACGATATTGATAAATCTAGAAAGCAAGAAAAGGACACCGGCAAAAAAGCGGTTGAAGAGCTTAAGGCTGACGATAAAAAGGAGCTAGAAGCTAAGCTTAAGAAATACTTGTTTAAGAAAGGCGATAACGCCTTGGAAATAGACGAGGATTACGAGTTCACTCACAAGATCAACGGTAAGACAGAGACCTTCAAGGTTAAAGATTTGCTTAATGACTTTGCAGGGAAAACTGATTGGTCGCGTAAATACAATTCATTGCATCAAGAGCGTACGAAATTCACACAGGAACGCGATACAATGTATAATAAAATTCAAGAATTCCACCGATTAGCTGTGGAGGAGAAGGCCCCTCAACTTGCGCTAGAGTACTTGGCGGAGTCGATGGGTGTAGATCCAAAGCAGTTTTGGCAGGAATTTAAGAAGACCGTCGAGGGGTCGGTCGCTCAATCTGCAAACCTCACGCCCGAAGAAAAACGGGCTAAGGAGCTGGAGCAGGAAATTGAGTACTACCGCAAGCGCGATGAGATTAAACGCAGAGAGACCGAGGTTAATAAACAAAACCAAGAGCTCTTAGGGCGGATAAAAGAAACTCAAAGCAAATACGGAATGAACCCCGAACAATTCAAGGCTTGTTACGATGACATGGTAGCTGAGGCCCAAAAGATTGGTTTTGATGTCTCTAAGCTTACCCCTGAACAGGTTGGAGAGTATTTCGATATTCTCAATAAGCAAGAGCAAGTGACTTCGTTAGTTCTAGAAATGGCTGGCGACGATCAGAAAGCTCTCGCGCTTAAAGATGACTTGTATCAAGCGTGGAAAGCAAATCCTCAATTCACCATTGAGGACATCAAAGACATTGCGACTTCAGTCTTTGGCACACCCCAGAAATCTTCATCAAGACTGGCGCAAAAAGTAAAAAAAGAACAACAACAAACAAAGAAAAGTCTTCCACAGTTTGAGCCACTCTCAGGTTGGGATGACTAATAACGAGGAGCCAAATGGCAACATTTAACTTAACCTCCGCTACTAATCTTTTTAAGATTAAGTACGGAAAACTATCAGCAGAAACCTATAACGCAGCAAACGTAATGCTCGGACGAGTAAAGAAAGAATATAACTTTACCGGTAAGAGAATGGACGTTGCAGTTCCTACCTCCTTTTCAGGCGGTGTTGGTGCTGGATCGCTACCCCTAGCTAACTCAGCGGCTTACCAAGACGCTCAGATTACAGCTAAGAAGAACTACTCGGTTGTTGAAATCGAGCGTGAAGCAATTGCTGCATCTGAAAATGATGAAGGCGCTTTCGTCCGTATGGTTATTGCGGCTTAAGGTAGGAATACCTTTTGTAAATTGGGCAAAATCGGTGAACTCTGAGATGAGAATACCGAGGTAAGCTAGAGAGTTAAAATAATCTAGCCACCGTAACGCGTAGTGGGTGACCCCCGAAAGGGAATATAAACCACCAAGAGTGTCCGACTCCCCGAACGGGAGATAATGTACGCTGAGCTAACTCGAATAAAAGGGTTAGAAGTAGGGGATAAAAAGCCTCTACGATAACAGGTCTGATGACCAAAGAAGTTGTTAAAAAGGGTGTTGAATCCTTTAACCGCAACATCAGCCGTCAGCTTTTCGGTTCTGGTAGCCTTGGTGTTACAACTGCAGCTGCCGCTGGCGGTACTGCTACTGCACCCACAGTAATCATTTCTACGGCTACATGGAAGGAAGCCAATTTCGAAGAAAAGGATTACATCATGGTTGATTCTGTAGCTAACCCCTACAGCACATCAAACATCTGGGAAATCACTGCGGTTGCTCCTAGCACCCGTACACTTACTCTTGCTCGAATTGCTGGATCGGTAGACTTGACCGGTGATAGCGGAGCTAAGACTTTGTACATGCAGTATTCCAAAGACAATGAACTCACTGGTCTTAAGACTGCTTTGGACGCCACTTCTGGAACCCTTTACGGTGTAACCGTTGGTCGACGATGGCAGGCTTTCCAAAAAGCTGCCGGCGGTTCAGGTCTTACCACCGATTTCATGAACGAAGTTATGCTCGGAGTTGAGCGTCAGTGTGGCAAAGTGCCCAACCTCATCATCACAAGCTACGTTCAATACCGCAAACTCTTGAACCAACTCGAAGATCAGAAACAATACATCATTGAGCCCAGGATGCCTGAACTCAAAGGTAAGGTTTCTTTCCGAGGCGTTGAGTTCATGAGCAATGCTGGTCCTGTAGGTGTGTTTGTTGATCGTTTCGTTGAAGACGACAGAATGTACTTCTTGAACGATAACTTCATGACCATCTATCACCGACCCGGATCTCCTGCTTGGGCAGAAGACGACGGAACCGTAAACTTAGCTATTGCGGCTTGAGGTAGGAATATCTCATGTAACTTCGGGCAAAATCGGTGAACCCTGAAACGGGAATACCGAGGTAAGTTGGGATTAAAAGCCCCCAACCACCGTAACGCGTAGTAGGTGAAACTCGAAAGAGAATATAAACCTACCAAGAGTGTCCGAGACCCAGAACGGGTTAAAATGTACGCTGAGCTTATTCGAACAAAAGAATAAGAAGTAGGGGATAAAAAGCCCTTACGGTAACAGACTGATTTCTAAGAAAAGCATCTGCGGATGACTACGAAGGACGATACGTGTCCTATAGCGAATTCTATTGCCCCCCGTCATTTCATGGGGTGCTCACAGGACTTGCTACCTAATTAACGTTAGAATTCTAAGAGCCTAGACCCCACGGTGGGTCTAGGTTTTAGAGTTTTATAAACACCTACGAGGGGATAAAAAAATGTTACGAGAAATTAAAGGCACACAAAGACTTCCACGAGTTCTTGCTTTCAGGGTTGATGGCACTGGAACGGCTTCTATTTTAGAAGGCTCGTTTGATGCAGCATTAACTGACAACGGAACTGGAGATTATACGCTTACATTCACAAAAGCGTTTGCAAGAACTCCTGTTGTTGTTGTTACTCCTATTGGCGCATCTGGAGATGTTATTGCCACTCTAGATACTATCAGCACAACTGCAGTGATTATTAACACCTGGGATGGAACTGATGGTACCACTGCTAAGGACGCCGACTTTCACGTTCTAGTTCACGGCTGGGATGCGGCGGACGCAACATAATGGCTTCTACACAAAGAGTTCAGCTTTATAGCGCGACTGCTTTGACTGCTACAAGCACGAACGGGGATCGCGTAGGCCTCCCCACTCGTGCCCGCAATCCGATTGGATACCTAACGGTCGCAAACGCGAACGGAGCAACCACGGTCGCTGCAAAAATCCAACATAGCCCTGACGGGGTTGTTGGCTGGACGGATTTGATTACGTTCACAACGACTTCGGCTGGAGCTTCGGCCAATGAGGTAATACTTCCTACCGTAGGGGTAGGGGTTCTCATTGATCGGGTTCTCCCGCACGTCAGAGCAGTAATTGTATTGGGTGGAGCTACTAAATTAGCTGACGTTACAGTTGATATGTATGTAGAAAACTACTCGGGATAATTTAGATGTCTTCTAGAATAAAAGAAGGCCTAACTAAATTTCACGGGGAGATAGAATTCACGGCAACCGGGGTTATTGGTCCAACGGCCAGTAACCCTTGGTTTGTTGGTGGAGAAAACTCGCTTCGTATTGCCATTGAAAACGTAGGCGGCTCAAATGAAGTCGTAGTTTATGGCAAGATAAGAAACCAGGCCGCATTTGTTACGCTAACAACGATAACCGGCGGTACTACGGGTACAACTGTAGATATTTCGGTAATCGATGACGTGTATTTTGAATGCACGGTTTATTCGGCCTCAGGTGGAACTCCTAAACTTGTCGCGTCTGGATTTGTTGTGCCTGGTAGTGGAGGAGGTGGTGGTGGAACTGTTGATCAGGGAAATCCAAATACTCTTGCCAATGCATGGCCCGTCGAGATTACCGATGGCACTGATTCTGTTTTAGTTACAGCGGCAGGAGAGCTAAATGTTATAGCAAGTGCTCAGCCTGGAGTAGACATTGGAGACGTTACTGTAAACAATGCCGGTGGAGCTTCGGCAGTAAACATTCAAGACGGTGGTAACTCGATTACAGTTGATGGAACTGTGGCGGCTACTCAAAGTGGTACATGGGTCCTTGGTGCTAATTCAGGAGTAGATATTGGTGATGTTACAATCAACAATGCCTCAGGAGCATCGGCTGTAAATATTCAAGACGGCGGTAACTCAATCACTGTAGATAATGCTGCACTTTCAGTTGTCGGCGGCGGAACCGAGGCCACGGCATTAAGGGTAACAATAGCAAACAACTCAACTGGAGTTTTGTCAGTTGATGATAATGGTGGATCACTCACAGTTGATGGGACAGTAGCTGCCACACAATCAGGCACATGGAATATAAACAACGTTTCTGGAACGGTAAGTTTACCGACGGGTGCCGCGACACTTGCTGAACAACAAACACAAACCGCCTCTTTATCGGTGTTAGATGATTGGGATGAAACTGATAGAGCTAAAGTAAATCCAATTGTGGGACAAGCAGGTGTTCAGGGTGGAAGTGGAACGGTTAGCGCCAACACTCAACGAGTTGTTTTAGCAACGGATGTTGGATTGCCTACTGGCTCCAATACCATTGGTACTGTCAATGCTCAGCAATCCACGGCCTCTAGTTTAAATGCTCAAGTTGTAGGTTCTGGAGCTAACGGGTCAGCGATCGGAAATCCAGTTACAATGGCCATGCAGGATCTCACCACTGGACTTAGGGCTATCCCAAATACTTTCCCATTCTCAGGAGCTCAGTTTCAACTTTGTTTAGTCCCTGATTTGCTTTTAAATTTTCAAGTTTTCAATGCTGATGGTTCTGCAAATTCTAGAACAGGATCTCCTGATGGAACTCTTGCAAACGCTGTTTATTTAGCCACTGATTCTAGTAGAAACCAGCTTATCGTTGGAAACATTGCACACGACGCCACAGACTCAGGAAATCCAATAAAGATAGGTGGTAAGACTACAAGTCTAACAAGTGAGCCAACGGCGGTTAGTGCTGCAGGTGATAGAGCGGATGCTTATTTTGATACCAAGGGGTATCAGCATGTTAAGTCAAATGCGCACAGATTGGGAATAACGACCCTTCATAATGCGGTCACATTCAACAACACGACAACGTCTTCGAACTCATCCTCGGTTGATTTAAGCCGATATCGATATGCAAAGATTTTCTTTGTTTTAACTAAAGCCGGATCACCAACTTCAATTTCAATCGTTGCACAATTCTCTCCAGATTCTGGAACGACTTGGTGTGATTACAGAGACTGGGAATGGAGTAATTTAATTTACGTTGCCAATCAAATCCCACTGAATGAATGTTTAGCGCTGAATGCGGCTGGAGGAGCTTTGGGCTCTCTTTTCAGATTAAGAGCAGTAGCCTCGGGGACGACGGCTGTAAATACAATAACATTAACTTCATACATAGATGCGCTAACCTAGACGTATGGCTACAGATATTCTTTATTTTGATTCTGCAACCGGAAACTACATTAGCGGACAATACAAAATAACGCCTGATTTACAGGACTTCACTTTTATGAGGCGGCAGGTTTATGGAATCACAAAAACCACAAATACCGTTTATGTAGTAACACATATGGGAGTCCCCACTACCAGTGAAAGCAGAACTATAACGTTAACCACGCCAGGCGCAGGACAGGTTAAGGGAATCACAAACGATAGAAGGTATTTAATAGGACTATATCAATTTACTGCTCCGGGAGTGGATTCTTTTGTAAAGTGGGATTTTAGTGGGAAATTTTTCAGCGTTGTCCCAAACAGAGAGGGGATTGACAAAAGGTATGAATTTCTTTGTTTTTTTAGAAGATATTTTTACACTCTAGTTACGAATTCGGCTCCAAATGAGGTTCATTGTTATGACCCGTACACCGGAGAACTTATTTATACCTTTCCAGTCTCAGTTTCTAAAATAACAGGCGGGATTACTAGCGACAGGCATGGCTTGTGGATAATTGATATCGAAAATGGATTTACTTTAAATTATTCGGCCACCGGGGAGCTCCTTAGAAAAATCCCCAGCTCAGGAAAGCCTGAAATGGGTATTGCGTTCAACGGAAGATATAAAATGATTGGAGTTACATGAGCTCAATATCTTTAACCAATGGACCACAATTACGAATAGAAATTCTTAAAAAATTAATCATTCTTTATCTTATGGGCCCGGCTGAACAAGGTCCAGCAGCAATCACCGCAATTAATCAAGTGTTTCAAGAAAAGGGATACACGGTTGATGAAATAGATACAGCGATAAATTTACTGATTGCCGAAGGTAAAATCCAGCAATCTTAAAGGAACAATATGAAAAATATCGTACTGCAAAACATTTCTCCTTACAGACAAACACAATGGGTATTTGTTGCTACCAAAGAACAAGTCCCTCTAATGGGTAAATTCGGAGCGTTCGATTTCTACAAAGCGCCTCATGGACTTTACCTACTTGCAAATCTAGCTGGTGGAGAAGGTGTAGATTTAGCTTTTGACCCTAATAGCAAGCCTGCGCAAATAATTGATGGATTCCAGTTTGCTAGTTGGGTCGCTGATGATCTCAATGCAATCATCCCATACTTTTCATGTGATGGTGTTTATAGCGAACCCATGTATTTGTGGGATGGAAGCAATACACAAAATTATTATTTTAAAAACATCAGTGCCGATTTGATTAAACAAGTTTGGTATTTCAAAACACAAATCATTTCAAAATACCTGACTATTGAAGGTTGGGTAACCTTTTATCACAACCAAGATGTTGTTGAGTTTTCAATTCATTCTACCTACGGCACAGTAACAAGCCCTAACTTCGGTGAGGCCATGGGAACTCTTCTAATGTACACCGGAGAAGTTGCTGTTGTTGATTATGCAAAAAGAAAAGGCTTAACGCCCACTCAGTCATTAAATGGAAAATGGGTAACCCCTGTGGCTCAAGCAGGAGTTAGAGGAAGGGCACAAAGAATTGAAGCAACTGGAGCTTTTCTTTGTTTGCCTAAGCTTGAGAATATGAGCAGTGAGTTTGCTAATCCTAAAAACTTTCCAAGAATTGAGAATTTGTTTGCAAGACAGATAGCTCCTATTTGTGGAGTGTCCAAATCATGGAGAGAAAATAAGGAATGGTTAGTGTTTGGGGAAACTCCACTAAACTGGGCAAATCAAAACGTTGAAATCAATAGGGCAAGAAATGCATTTATTAGTGGACTAAACACCGCTGGAAATGAATACGATCAAAGGCCATATGCCTCACAAAAATGGTCAGGTACCTCGGGAGATCATGAGGACTTTGGAGCAAGCAAGGGGCAATTGGCTGTTAGCATGGATCAGGCTTGGTCCATTTGGGATGTTAGGTATTCTTGCCAACAATGGGCATTAAGACCTACGGGGAATAAAGAAGCCAATGGTGATAGGGTTTTATTTGCAAATCACCCACAATCTAGAAGCTATGAGCAAGGTATCGATCCGAGGTTCAGTGCCTCAGATATGCTTGGTTGGCCAAATCCTACTCCATGGGAAAGACCTGGAAGTGGAGCTACCACTTTAGATGAGCAGCACAGAACCGATAACAATTTCTTTGCTACTTACGCGTTAACAAGAGACCCAAGTCTTGAGTCTATAATTCGTGATTGGATTGAGCTTGATCGTATGGATCAAAGGGTCATGAACAACATGACGACGGCATCAAGAGCTATTGGCCGTTTGCTTATGAGTAAGGCAAATCAAATCCATTTAGGTTTCCCAGAGGCCACTGCTTCAATGATGGCAACATTTAATGCTGCTTATCAATTTGCTCACTTTCGTGGTCAGCCGTTGAGCAATCCAGTCAAAGTAATCAACGTTGATAATCCTGCTAAATATGGATGGGTTGATGCAAATGGAACTCAGATAGCTGGATGGGTTGCTTGGCAGGAGTCCATTGCTCTTATGGGATTTTATGCTGTTTACAAGGTAACCAATGATCCAAGATGTTTGGAGCTCATTGAGGCAGTTAGTAGAACCATTATTAACCACGCTTTCTTTAAAATTGGTAATGATTGGGGCTGTGCTTATTCGGTTAGGTGGAACAGTGGTCAGCCACTTCCTGAGTCTTCATATAATTACAATCAACCCAATTACGATATAGCGGCTGATGGCATAGTCCGTTGGACGATTCCCGCTGTTAAACTTCATGTAAAACTTTTCCCAAGTTCGCCTGATGTAGTTCGCGCAAACGAAATACTAGCTGCCTTGGGTAACGTCCAAAATGTGGCTGATGCTACATGGTGGGCAATTTAACTTATCCCTTTGGGGGTAACTGACTCTAAAGGAGGGTCACTTAAATGCCGGCAACAATTTTTAACTCATCCAAGGTAAAGGCTTTAAAAGAGACTTTATCACTTAACGGAGGGGCCGATGTTATCAGCTCCACCACAGATCCAACGGCAGTAGCGGTTGACGCTCTTAGGGGGTCGTTGCTTTTAAACACCTCAAACGGTGAGATTTATAGAAAGCTTGATGATGGTAGTACCACTAACTGGCAAATAGTTGGTTCCAGTGGTGCCAGTGGTATTAACTACATTGAGAATCCGATCGCAGAGGCGAACACCGCAGGTTGGGCAACATATGCCGATGCCGCTGCCTCAAGACCGGTGGATGGAACGGGTGGATCTCCAACTGTTACATGGACCAGAACAACCAGCTCTCCTTTGCGAGGTATTGGTAGTTTCTTATTCACTAAAGACGCAGCTAACAGGCAGGGTCAGGGGGTAAGTTATGATCTTACGATTGATGCAGCCGATCAGGCTCGTGTTTTGCAAATTAGTTTTGATTATGAGATCGCATCGGGGACGTACTCAGGTGGCACACCTTCTACTGATTCTGATCTTATTGTTTATTTTTATCGCACAACTGCGACTGGTAGGCTTATTGAACCTTCTGTCATCAAACTTGATGGCGGGGTGTCCGGTGTAAAATATTCTTACCGAGGAGAAATCCAGGCGGATTCTGATGCAACCGGATATCGTTTGATTATACACGTAGCTACAACAAGCGCATCGGCTTACACGGTTAAAATGGATAACTTTGTTGTAGGGCCCAGCAAAAACGTCGCTGGTTCTATAACAACTTCTCCAGTTTCATACACCCCGACATTAACAACATCAGGCGGCGGAAACATCACTTTGAACGCCACTGGACAAATTGCTCCAAATGGTTGGTGGAGAAGAAATGGTGAATTTTTAGAAGGGCAAATATCATTTAGAAACGGCAGTGGTGGTGGGGCCACAGGAACTGCCGGAACTGTTCGGGTAGGCTTGCCAACTGGTTTAACTCCAAATACCTCAAAGATGGCCACAACCGCTGCGGGTCTAAGGGCAGATGGCCATGCCTCCTTGGGTACTACGTCCGATGTCGAGGCGACTGTTTTTGTTGATATTTCCGGTTACATAACCTTTTACTTTCAGGGTGGTGCAAACTTACTTGCGGTTTCAGATTTAGCAGCAAACTATATTGTCACGGCGTCTTTTAGATACCCAGTAAGCGGATGGGGAGCTACTGCAACGTTAGGACAAGATGCTGATACTAGGGTTGTTTCTTTAAGAGTTGGAACCACTGGAGCACCGACCGGCACTGTTGCCTCTAGTATAGGATCTTCGACAACAATTCAATTTAACAACGTAACAAATGACACTCATGGCGGATATGTCGCTGCTACCGGATATACTGTTCCAGTTGGTGGCTGGTATCAGATCCACGCTCAACAAGCCATTAGCCACGCTTCGGTTGCGGTTAACCAAGAGGCTGTAATGGGCCTCTACGTAAATGGAGTGCTTGTATCCACCGGCCCTACGACAAAATTTCAAAGCACTGGTGTGGTTATTTATTATCCTTCTATGGATGACACTAGGCTTTTAAAGGCCGGTGACATTGTTACTGTAAGGGTTTCTTCAACAGGAACCACCCCAGTCACAGCTTCCGATTCTAACGGGAACAATTTAATTATCAATCGAATATCTGGGCCCGCCCAAGTAGCAGCAAGCGAAGTGATTGCCTGTAAACTTAGGCTTCCAAGTAACCAAGCTGTAAGTGGATCTAGCGCAACATTGGACTTGTCTACGGTTGTATTTGATTCTCATGGTGGAGCTGATACCGCAAACGATCGATACAGAGTCCCTGCCCCAGGTTACTATAGGGTTTCGTGTGGAATAATCGGAAGTTCTTTAACCTCCGGAAGCATTGTTCAGATATTAATTACCGTGAATGGAACATCAAGATGTACGAGATCTCAATTTGCAGTTTCAACCGGAGAGGTTTGTGTTGTTGCTGAAGATGTCTTTCTTTTAAACTCGGGAGACTTAGTCGCTGTTACTGTAGGATCCACTGACACAAGTTGGACTGTAACGGGTGGAACAGAGGCTGATTCAAGTTTTGCTATTCAACGAATAGGCGGAATCTAATAATGGAATCGCGCGAGCAAATCTTTGAGGAGTTTTTCACTGCAAAGTGGATTGCCGAAGATGGGCTCGCGCGTTTAGTTCCAAAAGAAGAAGATCAAAAGGAGCCGCACTTTAATGTATTGGGCCAAGAGAGCCCTCGTAATGATAATGGCATTTTGTTTCTAGCCTATTTCATTGCCATTTCTTGGGCAGCGGGTATTCGAGATCAAGTTAGAACTAAACAACTTCAAATTGGATCCACAATAGAGAGACTTGTAAGGCTACCGTTTAGAGGATTGTTTAATAGAAGGGCTGCCGGAGATAAAAACCCAAACAACGTTTACGAGGCGCACGACAACTATGTCGGAATTGTTGCACTATCTACTCTTTATGGGTTTTCTTTCACTCATGAGATACTTTCTTACGGGGGACGAAAAGGATGGAACTACAACAACGTCGAACCAGAAGTCTATAGACTCGAAAGCCAAAGACAACCAGGAGAAGTAGCTCTGTATTGGCTTTGCGCTAGCACTAGCCCAGGATTTATTGAGTTAGCCTCTTTACTTTTTGGAATAGTTATAAACATGTTTAAGCGGAACCCGGGGGAGCACATGCTTACATGGCTTCGCTTGTTTGCACTTAACCATGTTGAAATACACCAATGGTGGGCTCGTGTGCCCATAGTCCTGGTTTCCCAAATATGGAAAATAGTTATGTATTTCAATTACGATAATTTATTCACGATAACTGGCGGATATTTTGTTGAGGATCACCCTATTCGCAGAATGGCCAAGAGGCTTGGCTCTGAATGGGGGTTTTAAATGGAAATACCTAATGAAATGATTACGGCCATCCTAGGCTTTGCTGGAGCTTTTCTTCTCAAAGAGGGGTGGGATCTTATCAAGAAGAAGAAGGAAGATTCCGATCAAGAAATAAGGCAAGCTCTTAAAGAAAACACAGCAGCCATTGTAGAACTTCGCGTAGCCTTTCAGAGAGCGGAAGTAGAACTTAAGCATTTACTTGAGAGGGTTAGTTCAATTCCTGAATTAGAAAAAGACATTAATTTAATTGGGGCGAAATTAAGAACTATGGAGGCCAAGGGGAATGGTTAAATGGGAAGATCTAAAATACTTCAAAAAGGAATCCACTACAGACAAGTGGGGTGATCCAGATCGAATTGATAAGTTTTTGCTTCTTTATCTTGATGAGTTTAGAGATGCAATTGGGACCCCTTTGATTGTGACAAGTGGATTTCGAAAAGGAGATCCAGGTCAGCACGGCTTGGGGAGGGCGGTTGACGTAGTTGCTCCCAATTTTGGGGGGTCCCTTTTTGATTTATATTTAATTGCAGAGAGATTTAACTTCTCAGGTATAGGCGTATACAGAGATTGGTTGTATGAGGGCAAAAGAGTAGGTGGGTTGCATTTAGATACTAGAATGCTTATTGGGACTTACAAAAAAGAGTTCATGTCGGCTAGATGGCTTTGCATTAGACCTGGCACTCAAGGCTCTTTAGACGCCAATAGTATTTTATCGGTCAAACAAGTTTATATCCCATTGAACCATGAAAATTTACGCAAAGAAGGTATTATTTAGCCATGGCATTTACACAACTAAGTTTGGGGTTAACACTAACTCTACCAACAAACGGAACGAGAAACTGGGGAAGTACTCTAAGAAATACTACCTGGACAAAAATTAGTTCGCACGATCACACAGGAAGTGGAAATGGATTGCCGTTATCAACGGCTGCAATTCAAAACGGTTCAATAACCACTGCAAAACTCGCGCCAAGCATAGCTTTTACACAATATGCCTCAACACTGGCCCCATCGGGTACTACGCAAACGATTGATTTAAACAATGGGATCATTCAGAAGCTAAATTTAGGTAGCGCTAGTGGAAACGTAACACTGACAATTTCTAATCCTCAAACCGGTGGCTTTTATCGTATCTTTGTTATACAGGGTGCCACGCCCAGGACTCTAGTATGGCCTGCCGCAGTTAAATGGCCGCAGGGTCAAATCGCAATATTAAGCACGACCAATGGAGCAGTTGATGTCATAGATTTGTACTACGATGGGACTAACTACTTTGCAGATTGGCAAGTAGACTTTCAATAAGGAGTAATTTTATGGATCCAGTAACTGCGGCTGCAGCAATTACAGCTTTGACTTCTTTAACGGGTGGATTGTTTGCACAAAAGGCCGCAAAAAGAAAAGAAGAAAGAGACAGGCAAATGCAAGCTCTTCAAATGCAACAACAAGCAGGAGCCCAAGCTGCCCAAACATTAGGAAATCAATCGCCATTTCAGGCGTTGATGCAAAGTTATCAAAACATTTTAGGAAGGTAAAAAAATGAAAGAACTAATCGAATCAATGATGAAAGATAGTATGGGCGGCAATCAAAAGGGCGGAAAAATCGACCAGATTGCTGAAGACATTAAGGCTGTTGCCGATGAAATGGGTATTGGCGTTGGCGAAGCTCTTGAGCAAGTCAAAGAAAAATGCGGCGACTATGAAATGGACGATGATACTGACGTTATGGATGACGGCATGAGCGAAAAAGAAGAAATGGAAGAGCCCAAGGCCATGAACGGCAAAAAAGCAATTGTAATTGCAATGCTTAAGAAAAAAGCAGGCGAGAAAAAAGAGCAATACTAAATGAGACGCATTGATTTGTTGATAACAGATGCCAGGACTGAAACTGATAATTTAATTTTTAGTGATTCAACTGGGATTCAAGATAGTGAGTTTTTACGTTGGGCCAATTCTGCTCAAACAAGAATTTACTCTCTTATTCAGCAAACCAATCCCAATCTTTTTACTAGAGAAACGATAATCTCTGCAGTCACCAATCAAGAAGCTTACACAATCCCCTCTCTTACCTTCCTAGGCTCAAGAGTAACGATGGTTGAGTATTCTAAGACTGGATTATCCAGAGATTATTATCTTTTAAAACAAGGCTCTATTTATGAGCGAGTAAATGGCTCAGCTGGGGATCCTGTATTTTATATCCCTCAATCTGGGCAGCTTCTTATTCAACCATCTCCACAAGCTGGAGGTAGTTTTAGAGTAATAACTCAAAAAGAACTTCCTAGATTAGACATTCGTAGGGCCTCTGTTTCTGCGGTTACCTTGGACACAGTAAACAGAACAATTACCTCGCTCACTTTTGATCCCACACTTAACTTGGATAGCACAACTATTGAGAGTGAAAATTACATCACGATTGTTGATAAAGACGGCAATATTAAGATGGATGCAATTCCAGTTACTGCGGTCGACACAACCACTGGATTGGTTACTTTGTCAGCTGGATTTGTTTACGATGAAGGTGAAACCATTAGTGTTGGTGATTGGGTGTGTGCGGGTTCTTATAGCTCAACTCATTGTGAGCTTAGCAACAACGTTGAAAGATATTTAGTAGATTTTATGATTTGGAAAGTTGAGAAGCGTGACAGCTCCACAACTAGCCAAGAGATTAGTCAAGAAATTAAGGATCAAGAGTTTGAAATCACAACATCCTACGCTAATCCGACCGACGATGTTGTAAGACCAGCCATTCTTGATGCTCAATATCTTGATCATGATGAATGGTATAAGTGATGCAACTAACAAAGCGTTTTTATAACCACAAAGGTTTAGATTTAAAAAGTAGTGATCTCATTCGCCCAGCTGAATACGCATCTGGGATGCTTAATGCTGAATACTCTGACGGTGGTGCTATTAAAAAACGCGTTGGTTACCAGGCGCACGCTCCATCCACGGGATTTAGCGGAATGTGGACCTATCAAAAAGTTGATGTCGATACGGGATTACAGGCTCCCGAGGTTCTGTGTGTTGATGATAATTTAAATCTACTAACCGACACTGTTTTCACGATAACTTACTCTGGAGCGGACCCAACTTGTGAATTATCGATCTTTTTAGATTCAACTACTCAAAGGTACAAGGCTCAGATTTTAGAAGGGTCTACTACTGTGCTTGATTTTGATTTAGGAGTTGGTTTTGATGAAACCACTCCGGTCACACTTGCTGATTTAAAGACAGCAATTGATGCGATCACAAACTTCTCAGCAAGTATCACTGGAGTAACCACATCTCCTGCCGCGTTTCTTGAAACGTTAAGATTATTTGATTTAACAACTGGCCCATATAGCGGTGTTGTTGGAACTTGGTCGCAAATTTATTCTCCGACCTCAAGTCCCTTCTCTGCGCACTTTGCTACAAGAAACGACGATGATTTTGAAAACGTATCTACTATCCAGATTAATAACGTAATCTATTTCAGCAATGGAATAGATGAGGTTTATAAATACGATGGGCAGACATTTTATCGCGCTGGGATGCCGACCCCTGCTAGCTTTACTGCAACATTAGTTGGAGCTGGATCAATAACTGGAAGTAACTACATTCACAAGGTTCAATATTTTCAAATTGATGCGGTCGGAAATTTTATTGAGGGCAATTTAACTCAAACTACAGCACAGAACGCCGCCGCTCAGAACTTTAGTATTGGAGTCCCAAACATAGTAGCCGCTAGTGGATTTAATACCAATTGCGCAATCGTTAACGGATTACAAAGTGGGGTAAATACAATAACGGTTGATAATGGCAGTGGTGGAGCCCACACACTACAGGTTGGTGATACTGCTTATTTCTTTGATGGCGTAAGCTCTGCCTATGTAACAAGAACAGTTACTGCGAGAACCTCTACGAGTATAACTGTTTCTGGGGCCGCGGTTAACGTTGCTGATAACATTGTTATCTCAAACAATCTCCGCATCTTAATTTGGAGATCTAAAACCTCAGCAACGACACCGACTGCTTTTTATCTTGTTGATGAGATTCCAAATAACTCATTTGCTGCGACTCAGACTTATGTGGACAGCAAGGTCGATGCTTCTTTAGGCGAGATTCTTTTTGAGCCCGCGACAGACCGAAGCCCTCCTCCTAAGG